TTGAGGGACAGGCTCGCGCGGCTCATACGAGCGCGGGCAGCAAGCTCCGTCTGAGAGATGCCCAGCTCACGGGCCATGCTCTTGATTACGGCTGCGACCGTCATCTCATGGTTCCTTTCTACATTTGTAGACCAATGACTACTATATAAGTCTACAAATAGAGATTTTGCAACTCGTTTTCATGTGACATGGGTCTACAAAAGTAGATATGCTTACCTCATGGGAAGCAGATCTCTTAAATCGAGTCCCTTTGAACGCGCTGTCTTAGCTGTACTCAAGGAGCGTCTGCAAAGTCTGGACCTCACTATCGACCGGCTCGCTGAGCGAGCCGGCATCACTCGCGCGCGCTGCTACAAGATCTTCGCGGGTGACACGGTTTGCACGATGAGCGACTTCGGTGCGATGTGCGAGGCACTCGGTGTTAGCGGCGCTGATGTAGCTGCCGAGGCTGAGCAGCGCCTCTTGGACGAAGCCTCTCCGGAATAGTCTCCACGTCCTCGTGCGAGCTGTAAACTGCCCATATAGGTAGGTTGCACTCAAAGGAGGAGCTATGCACCGCCCCAAAGGCGCTTTCCGGCTCTACTCATCCGATCCCGCTGAGATCATCTGCACCGATACTGAGCTTCTATACGACTCGAAGCGGCGGGGAGAGCCAATCCAGCGAATCCCGCTGACCGACGTCATCAGTGTCGAAGTTGAGGACGGCGAAGCCGCACAGGCTCGCGTCACCGCGACGCGCCTCGTCGCGCTCGGGATCTTCGCGCTGGCAGCAAAGAAGAAAAGTGGTGGCGATAAGTGGCTCATGATCGAGACGCGCACCGCCCTACTGACTCTCCACTTCGAGCGCAAAGCCGTTGACGGACTCATGCGATTCGTGGCTCACACGCGCGCCGCTGTGAAGGCTGCGCAGTCCCAGCCTGTGCCCGCAGCTCCGCCCGCTCCTATCCACTGGCCCGGCGCACCTCAGCAGCCCGCCCCCAAGCCCGGCGGCTGGGGCCGCATATTCCGCTAAATCTTGTGGCGCTGTAGTGGTGCATACCGATCTGCGCGCCTATTTTTCGGTGCGATTAGGGGCCTCCGTTTCGATTCCCCCCATCTCCACACACACCCCGGAATCTCATTGAGATTCCGGGGTTTTCGTTGCCCTCGCACGGTTTTCGGCGCTTGTCCACGCACTCGCCTATATATCAGGATGCATCAGGATATATCATTTGCAGTGGCGCAGGCGTGGCGCACGCAGTGGAAAAAGATTTTGCGCCACTTCCCCGACGAGGAGGCAGACATGGGCGGACGCAGGGCCTTCGGCTCGATCCGTAAGGCAAGGAGCGGACGCTTCGAGGTCCGATACACAGGGCCGGACGGTGGCAAGTACACCGCCGGGCGGTCGTTCGTTCGCAAGGCTGACGCGAGCGCCTTCCTGGCACACGTCGAGGCAGAGATCAGTGAGGGCACCTGGACCAGCCCGAAGGAGAGCCGCGAGCGCGAGCGGGCGCAGGAGCTCGCCGCCGAGCGTGCGGCGATGACCTTCGCGGCGTGGTCGGAGAGGTGGCTCGCGTCGCTCGAGCGACTAGGCCGGACTCCTCAGACGATCCAGACGCACACCTATCGGATGCGGCATCTCGTCCCCACCTTCGGCGCGAAGCCCCTCGGGGCGATCAGCGTCGACGACGTCGATACCTGGTATCAGAGTGTCTGGCAGGCCAAAGGTCCGGGCGTCGTGCGGCCTCTCTATATGACGCTGTCGACCTGTATGAACGCCGCGGTGAAGAGTGGCCTCATTGAGGCGAGCCCGTGCAAGGTGCCCGAGGGACAGAAGCATCGGCCCGTCCGCGAGCGCGAGCGCCAGGTCGCGACTCCCGAGGAGGTCCGAGCTGCCGCTGACGCTATGCCTGCGCGCCTTCGCATCGCCGTCCTGCTCGCTGCGTGGTGTCAGACGAGGCTCGGAGAGCTGACCGGCCTGCAGCGGCGGGGCTTTGACCTCGATTCCACGCCCGCGACACTACGGATCGAGCGGCAAGTGCAGTACCTGGCAGGGGAGGGGCCTGTTGAGCTGCCGCCGAAGAGCGCCGCCGGCGTCCGTGAAATTGTCATCCCCGCGTCGCTAGTCCCAGCGCTTCGCACGCACCTTGAGTCCTATGTCGCGCCTGCGGGCACTGCCTGGCTTCTATCCTCCGAGCGGTCCCCGCGCCTGCCCCTGCACCCTAATAGCCTGCGCGGAGCCTGGGAGCGCGCGAGGGAGGATGTGGGCATCCCGTGGTTCAAGTTCCACGACCTGCGGCATACAGGCCTCACGATCTTTGCGCAGCAGGGCGCGACTCTCGCTGAGCTGCTTCACCGTGGCGGGCACAGCGACGTCGATGTTGCGCTGCGTTATCAGCATGCGACCCGCGAGCGCGACGCGGCCTTGACGTTGCGGATGGACTCGCGCGTCCTCATCTGATACTGTTTTGTAGATCACATTCAATCCCGCTTGCACTATACGTCGCGGGCAATGTATAGTTGAGTCATCGGGAGGGAAAAGTCCCCCGAACCTCAAAGAAGGAGAGACCAATGAACACCACCGTTACCTACATCGCCGACACCAACACCGACCCTCGCACCCGTTACCTCATCGTCGACGGTGAGCGCGAGACCGTCGAGGAGTGGTTCGAGAAGAGCCTTCCTGGCGACGAGGTCGAGGAGCTGCGCGAAGCCCTCATCAATGCCGCCGTCCGTATGAGTGGCGAGGACCGCGCACTGCTCGACGCCAACGGCTTCACCGTCGCCGACCTGCCGCTGGCCTACACCGAGGCCGACGAGGCCCGCGTTTTTGGCGAGTACAACGTTTTCGACGGCGGTCGCGACGGCATCTACAACGCGATCGCTGCAGAGTGCGAGGCGTGGGGCCTGACCGACGGCTACGCCAGCCTCTGGGAGACCCTCACCGTCCTCGAGGAGATCGGCGGCAACGTCGAGCGTTTCCTCAACTGATCCTAACCGCTGAGGCCCCGGGGCACACGCTCCGGGGCCTCCCCCTACGACAGGAGACCGCATGCCCCGCAATCCACTCACCCCAGTCGGCCTGCGCTGCCGACGCGAAGCCCTCGGCCTCAGTCGCGCCGACCTCGCCGAAATCTTCGATGTCAATGAGGGCACCGTCCGGTCCTGGGAGATCGGCAAGAGCGAGCCGCGCGACCCTCTCGGTATCCATATGTCCCTCGGTGCTCTTGAGGATGCCGCGCTCGAGTGTCTCGATGAGCTCCTCGCGCCCATCGAGGATGAGGATGAGACCGTCCGCAGCCTCCCGACCGCGCTCATCGCCTATTCAACCCAGGCAGACTACGAGCAGCACACGCGCTGGGCGCAGCGCCTGCCCATCGCGGCCTACCGTGCCTGCGTTGGCCGCGCTTTCCAGCTCCTCAGTGACGACGACATCCCCGTCGAAATCGTCTCCCCCTACGACTGACCAGGAGATCCCATGCCTACCGAGTACCTCGGAACCGCCGCCGTCGCGCAGCGCGTCGGCCTCACTGTCTCCACCATTAGGTCATACATCCTCAAAGACCTCATGCCCGACGCCGACGTCATTATCGCGACTCCGTCCGGCCCCCTACGCGGATGGGCACCCGAGACAATCGATGCCTGGCAGGCATCGCGCCCTGGCCAGGGCGCACGAACCGACCTTGCCAAGTAGCACACATCACATTCATTCCAGCTTGCACTATACGTCGGGAACGATGTATAGTTAATGCATCGGGAGGGAACAGCCCCCCGAACCTCAAAGAAGGAGAGACCAATGAACAACATCGAAACCGCCGAGCAGCTCGCCGAGATCATCGAGACCACCGGCTGCGACCAGCGCTACTCCACCATGAGCGACGTCTGCGACATGATCGCCGACGCCCTCGGCGACTTCGCCGACGAGCACGATATCGCAGCAATCGCCGGCGAAACCTTCGCCTGGTACCGCGCCTACGACCCCGAAGCCAACGTCGAATGGCTGCACGAGCAGGGCTACTACCAGACGGTGACCGCCGACGAATTCTGGGCCGTCTGCGCCAACCACGCGCTCTGACAGAACGAAGAAGGCCCCGACCCCACAAGGGGCCGGGGCCTTCCCCCACAGCAGGAGACCACACCATGCGCCAAGACGTCGACGCCGTCATGACCAAGACCGAAGCCCGCGAACGCGGCTACCTGCCCACCGCCGAGGTGCCCGCCCTCCTCGGTGTCAAGCGCGATGTACTTCAGCTCTGCCAGACCATGCGCCGCGAAGGCCTGCGCCCTATCCGCGTCGGCCATGCCTACTGGTGGAGCGTCGCCGCTGTCGAGGCGTGGGCTGCTCAGCGCCGCTGGGTCCGCTCCCCAGGCACCCCGGCCAACCTATGCTCGGCCCCGGGGTGCGACCGCGACGCGATCTCACACGGCCTCTGTCTCATGCACTACAAGCGGGCGCGAGGCCCGCACGCCGACGAGCCCGCACCCCGCGTCGGCCAGCCCGTCGGCGCCGGGGTCTACGGACGCATCACAGAGGACGAAGAAGGACGGCTCATCTGCCACGAGTGCGGCAAAGCCTGCCTGAGCCTAGCCGCACACATCATGCGCACTCACGGCATGAGCGCCGCCGAATACCGCGAGGCCTACGAGCTGCCGCGCACAACGAAGCTCATCGCCGCCAGCCTCCGCGAGCGCACAGGGGCACGAGCAGTCAGCCCAGAGAACCTCGCTCGGCTCGCCCGCGCCCGCGACCCACAAGCAGCAGCCAACGCCCGCACTGACGACACATTCCGAGCCGTCAGCCGTGCCCAGCGACAGCGGTACGCAGCCCAGCCTGAATAGCGAGAGAGGCCCCACCCCGGCAGGGTGGGGCCTCTCAGCTGCTACGGATGCACGCGAGACGGGAACGACGCCATGAGGCCAGACGCGCCCTTATCGAGCGCCGTCCTCGCTTGCCCTTCGTTCGTGATGATGTGCGCGATCGTCGGACGCCCGGTCGCATTGATGCGATTCCACACGTCGGCGCTCGCACTCCACTCCATGCCGATGATGTCCCATGAGCCGAGGTCAGCCGCGGGAACTTCTGCGGGGTAGAGCATTGCCATTGTGCGATAGCCGCGTGCTTTCGCACGCGCCGCGCTCGTGCCCTTCGCAAAGACTTTCCAGATCACACGGCGCTCGGGATGCCCACCAAAAGCTGTATCGAGGTACTCGAAGAGCTGCTCCTCAGCCCGCAAGTCAGAGGCGTTCCGCTGATCCTCAGAGGACGTCGTCTTGTGGTCGATCGCGAGGACCACGTCATCCGGGATCTGATCGACAATATCCCGCAGGCGCATGAACGGCCCCGTGCCCTGCTGGAGAGTACGGAGCGTGCTCCACGGCGTAGACCAGATCGGCAGATCCGTACCCGGCACGGTCCTCGTCGTTTTCCAATCGTGGATCGCGATGAACTCGGCGGGCTCTCCGTTCGGCCCCCGGGCGCAGAGCCGGACGGAGATCTCCAGCGCCTTGAAGCCCGCGCGCAGCGAAGCGTCAAGACCCCGCTGCGTGAACTCTGGATACTCCGTGCCGCTCATCCTATGGGCGATGTAGAAGGGCCGTTGCCGCAGGAATTGCTCGACGACATCCGTCGCGGCGGGCGTGACCGGGGTCGTCGCCTCACGTCGGCGCAGGAGGAGATCCCCTCCGTCGCGTCGGCGGCGACGGACGACCCCGGGCACGTCACCGCCGTTGCGCCGACGCCGATAGATCGTCAGCTCAGCCACGGGCGACCACCTGGACACCGATGCCGTTACTCCCCTGGACGTTCGGGTAAGTCACTACCAGGTCAGCGGGAGAGCCTGCGGTGCGCTTCGCGAGCGTCACAGTCTGGTAATTCAGACCGTCCTGCGCCGCGAATTCCAGCTTCTCCCAGCCCTCCGAGACCGTGACCTGGTCCGAAGTTTCGCCCGCACTCGTGCGCTCGAAAGTGAAGCCGAGCGCGATACCCGTGCCCGCGAGCGCGGGCGCCGTACAGGTCTTGGTCTCGACCGGCTCGGCCTGGCGCTTTTTCACGGTGCCGGCCTCGATGCGGGAGGCACCGCGTACGGCGGCTGCGGCCCAGCCGATTTCGGCGTTCTGAGACATCGTGATCGTGATCGTTGGTGCCCAGGGGCCGGTGATGATGGTCGCGCTCATCGTGCCGACCCAGTACGGATCGACGAGGGTCGTCCAGCCCTGCGGGAGGCTCACGGTCGCGCGACCGCCTTGAGCCTTCTCGTTGATGCCCAGGATGATCTTGTCTCCGGCCTTGCCGTCGAGCTTGACGGTGATTGTCTGGCCGACGATGGAGCCCGAGGTGTGGGCAACGACGGTGGGGCCGGTGGTTGGCGCGGGGCCGGGTGTCGGGGTCGGTGGCTGCGCGGGTGACGCTGCGGCGGCGAGGAAGTACAGCGCGCCGTCTGGTAGGCGCTGAGCTTCGGCCTCGGTGGCGACGACGGTGATGCCGACGCCTGTGAGCGCGGACTGCAGCTCAGCCTTGGTCGCGAGGCCTGTCAGGTCCGAGGCGTGCGCGACGCCCGCGACGTCGCCCTTCGTCGCATAGCCGGAGAGCTCGGCCTTCGTGGCGAGGCCTGTCAGGTCGGAGCGCTTGGCTACTCCGACGACCTCGTCCTTCGTCGCGTAGGCCGTGAGGTCTGCGCGAGTGGCGAGGTCGGCGACCTGGCGAGTGGTCGCGTACTCGGCCAGTTCCTCGCGTGTCGCGAGGCCCCGCAGTTCGGCCTTCTTCGCGTAGTCGGTGAGGTCCACTCTGCCGCCGGCTGCGGCGGTCGCGACGTCGCCCTTCGTCGCGTAGCCGGAGAGCTCGGCCTTTGTGGCGAGTGGTTCGACTGCGCGGGCGATCGCTTTATCGGTGCCCTGCTTGGTGTAGAGCGTCGGTCGTGAGGCCATTGCTTAGGCTCCGATCTCGAGTGTGTCTCCGTCGCCGGAGAGCTTGCCGTTCAGGGTGAGTGTGTCTCCGTCTCCGGCGATCTCGACGCCGCCCGTACCGGGGACCGGAGCGGGTGCGGGGGTCGGCGACGTGGCGCCGGAGAAGATCTGCGCCAGATCGTAGGCGACCGATGGGCGCAGAGTCACGGTCGCTTCGCGGAGCGTGCGACCGGGGATCGCGAGACGCAGATGCACCTGCGTCTCGGCGCGGATATCGAGCGGGAGAACGATCTGTCCTCGCACGTCGGCTTGCCGGGCCACCGGCCCGCCCGCTAGGACAGCGAAGTTCTCACCTGTCCCCACGAGCGCGGCGACGATATAGGCCTGCGGCTCGGGAGTGCCGTCAAGCCGCCCGACAGTACCCGAAATAGTCGTGGTCACTGCTGGTTCACTTTCTCTTCAAGTTTGTCGAGGCGCGCGTGCAGGCGCGCGTGCGCGTCGTGCGAGTGCTCGTCGATGGCCCGCTGAGCGGCCTCTCTAGCGACACGCTCATCGTGGATCTCGTCAGCCATACGCCCTCCCCGCTCGTCGATCCTGCCGACGCGATCCTCGACCGCTTCGAGGCTCTTCCCGTGCTGGCTGAGCGTCGTCTCGACGCGGCCCAGCTGATCGGCGAGTGTGCCGACGTGGCCGGTCAGCTCGCCGATCTGGTCCGACACAGCGTGTACGGTCGCGATCGCGCGGTCGAGATCGTCTCTGATGTTGGTGTCGTGGTCGTTCGAGACCTGCGCGTCCGCCGAGAGGGCGGCAGCGCGGGCCTCCTCGACCCCCTCGAGTACGTGCGCAAACTTCGCTTCGAGCCAGCGGCGCACCTGGCTCGCGACCAGCGCGACGACACCCGTCATCGCGACGAGGACCGCGACGACGAGCGCCGCCAGCGCGTCTGTCACCTTCGGGTCAGCGAGCAGCTCAGTCACGGCTGGCCAGCTCGGCCCCGTCAACTACCCGGGTAGAAGGAACAGGAGCAACAGCGGCGCGGACCTCCTCGATAGATTCGCCGCCGGGCGTCACTGCGCCGACCCAGTCAATGAGGCTCGCGCCGTTGATGCGGATCGCGGAGAGCACCTGGAATGCCGACCAGGCGATACCGAGGAAAATGCCGGCCTGGGCGATGAGCAGACGCCAGGTCGCCGGATAGGTGCCGGACACCCATACGGCGAGTGAGACGATGCCCGCGACGACGGCGAGCAGGATCTTACGGCGTGCCGGGGTCCAGTACGGGCGGTCAAGCGCCGCCTGTACCATCGGCCAGATCAGGCCGACGACAACAGTCGTCAGGAAAGGATCCGTATGAAGTCCGAGAAGCAGGTCATTCATCGTCATTCGCCCTTCTCCGCGCCCGCGAGCGCGGCGTTAATGGCCTGGTTGGTGGCCGGACCGTAAATCTCGTCGTCGTCCACGCCGACGGCGCGCTGCAGGTTGCCGACGACGCGGTCGTGAGCTTCGTCGGAGGCATCTCCCCAGATGCCGTCCGGCTCAGTGCCGATGACGGACTGGACGTACTCGACGCCGAAGGGGAACTGCCGCCCGCCCCAGGAGCTGGCGGCGACGACGGCATAGATACGCTTCGTGGTATCGGGACCGACGACATTGTCAGCGGTCGCGCCGACCGCAGCCTGCAGCGCCGTGACATCGGTGTAGCCCGATGCCGTGGCCGCGTCGCCGTAAGACGGGCGGATGACGGCGCAGACGGAGTCCCAGTCTCGGGTGCGGCGCCACACGCCGCCCCCGTTGCTCTGCGAGCCCGCAGCGCCGGACGATGTGTTGCCTTCGATAGTCTGGATCCAGCCGCCGTAGTTGGCCTCCACGAGGCCGACATGGTCGGCGAGGCCGTCGCCGTCCCAGTCGAAGCAGACCAAGTCTCCGGGCGCGGCCTGAGTCACCGGGGACACGAGCTGACCGGCACGGGCAGCGGCGTTGATGCCATACGGCACATACGCGAAGTCGCCGCCGGGGATGACGGATGCGCCGTCATCGTCGGTCAGACACCAGGACGCGAACATCGCACAGAACGGCACGCCACTCGTCCCGTAGTATGCCCCGTGTTTCTTGGAATACCAGCGGCCATACAGGGAGCCTTCCTCGGGATCGTCCCAGCGGGTGTAGCCGATCTGGCTCGCAGCCCAGGCGAGGGCCTTACTTGCAGTCATGGTCATCGCGTACCCTCCGGCTGGTCGTAGGGGATAACGATCGGGGCGACGACGTCAGGCGGCGTGTCCGTCGCGGGGGTCATCGACGCCATGAGCTGCTC